ACCCTGCAGCCATTGAAGAAGCAATGGGGGATGCGGGACGTATCCCATTTAGCGAATCTATGGAAGCCCTTTATAAGTTTTGTTGGAATCGTAGGTGTGTGTGGTCTAATGGTGCTGCATTTGACGTTGTGGCTTGCGAGACCGCATGGCAACAACTTGGAATGCGAATACCGTGGCCATTCTATACCGTACGAGATACTAGAACGCTGTATGAGGTCGCAGGAGTCAGCCTCAAAGATGGAGGTCACACTACAACCCACAAAGCGGTAGAGGATGCCGAACGTCAAGCTATTGTCGTGCAAAAAGCGTATCATAAACTGATTAGTGCAGGAGTTATGCCACCGTGAGGATAGATAGTGATATTGATATTGACTTTGGTTCGAGAGACAAACTGCTTGAACTGATCAAGCATACGAGCGCAGCGATGCGTAATGTCAATCCTATACGTAAACATGCGACTGGAGTATATGTCACTCCTATTCCCTATGACCCGATACGTGACATGGCAAACATTGATTACACAGTAGCAGAGAAGCGTGGTTACTTCAAACTAGACTTACTTAATGTTCATGTCTATGAGAGTATCAAGGATGAACAACATCTCAATGAATTGATGTGTGAGCCTGATTGGAGTAAACTGAAAGATAAATCTTTCGTTGAGAGACTGATCCACTTGAATAATCAGTATTACAACTTAGAGAAGATGCCAGAACCTATAGATAGTATCCCAAGACTAGCAATGTTTCTAGCAGCTATTCGTCCAGGTAAAAAGCACTTGATTGGTAAATCTTGGAGTGAGATTAGTAAAACTGTGTGGGATAAGGGAACTGATGGTTATGTGTTTAAGCGCAGTCACAGTGTGGCCTATGCACAGTTAGTAGTTGTACATATGAATTTGTTAGGGGAGACGCTTAACTAGGGTGATGCTACGGCGTTTGCTTCTGCGTTTACTTAGTTCGGCCATACTACAAACTGGTCCGTGTATTACAGTTAAACTCTTGTTATTAAAGGTTCTTAGGTAAGGCCTAAAAGGACTCCATTCTTCCTTTAAAAACAGATTTATCGGTATTAGTCTGTTACTTTCCCACCACCAAACTTCTCCTAGTACTAGGAACTTTTCCTTGATTACGGCGTCGGTTATAGCACCATAGTCATATATAGTGGTAACCATGTCATCACGGTTTTGAACAATTCCAACATAGTCTTGATTGGCGTATGAACATACTGTAATGAACGGGTGATTTTCCGTCAATCGTTTAAAAAATTCGTTTTGGATCATTATTTTAGTTAACAGCTTATTTATCGGGTAACCAAAGTTATTTAAATTAATATATTAGACTAAATATGTGATAGGAGCCTACATTTGTGTATTCAACATCAGTATTTTATTACGTTCAGCGCAACATTGTCGTGCTATTGTCAGGCTATTCACCGAGGAGATATATGCCAGTCTATGCAAAACCACTAACTTTGCACAAGGGAGTTGATAATCAACTTCAATTTCAATTCCTGAATCAGGAGCAAAAACCCATTGACATTACGGGAAAAGATATAACCTGCCGTATATTAAATTATGAAGGTAATCAAGTGTTGATACAAAAGTCATTAACCTTGCAGTTTGCTGCAACCGGGATATGTGCTTTGTTTTTAAATGCTGCGGACCTTGAGAATATTGCGGCCCAGAAGTGTTATTATTCATTAGAAATACCCGTGAATGAATTTGATTTCCCTGTGTTTGTAGATCAAAATGCTGGCGCTCGTGGAGTTATGAATATCGTTAACTCGGTATTACCTAGCTTTGTGCCATCATATTTTATTACGATTCCAACTGGACAGCAGTTCCCAAATACCAATCCAAATAGTAATGGTAATACTGAGTTAACCTACTTCTCAAGTGTTCTTAGTACCAATGACAATCCAATATTAACTATACAAACAGAATATATTGAATATTACGGTAATACAACCATTCAAGGAAGTAGTATCGTAGATAATGACTGGTATGATATTGTGACTACTGATATAGTATCTAATGTTACACAAACCGTTGGGTATGTTATTCAAGGATTCCATCCTTATATACGTATGCAATTTACCAGTAATGCGGGCGCAGTGACTAATATATTGACCAGATAATTTGCTTTAGCATTATGATTGTGTTACAATCAATAGATGTTTGATATCCTGTCTATATTACCCGGTCGAAAGAAACAAACAAGTTCTGGTTGGACTAGCTTTAATGCTGTTTGTTGTACCCACTTTGGTCATAGACAAGACAAACGAATGCGAGGCGGTATCAAATTTGATGGTACTAACTGGTCAATGCACTGCTTCAATTGTGGGTTCAAATGTAACTTTGTATTAGGCCGTTCTATCAGTAGTAAAACTCGCAATCTATTAGTTTGGTGTGGTGTTGATGAACAGCAAGTCAAGCGATGGAGTTTAGAAAGTCTACAACAAAAAGATTTGATAGACTTTACTCAACCAGCAAAACAAAAAATAAAAATAAAATTCAATGACCACACACTTCCCGAGGGTGAGATTGTTGATATTAATAATCCATTACACAAATTATACGCAGAATATCTGCAATCTAGGAAGATAGATAGTAGTGACTATCCTTTCTTAATCACACCAAATGAAAAAGGTAGGATGGCTAATCGGGTTATCATACCATACACATATAAGAATAAGATTGTAGGACATACAAGTAGATTCTTAGATAACAAAACTCCCAAGTACATCAATGAACAACAGCCGGGTTATGTGTTCAATATTGACATGCAAAAATCTGAGTGGAGTGTGTGCATTGTAACCGAGGGTATTTTTGATGCATTAAGTATTGATGGGGTAGCAATAATGCACGATGACATTAATAGTGATCAGGCACTATTGTTAAGCACATTAAACAAGCAAATTATAGTAGTGCCTGATAGAGATAAGACAGGACTAGCGTTATGTGATAAAGCACTAGAATTAGGATACAGTGTTAGCTTGCCTGATTGGGATGTAGATGTAAAAGATGTGAACGATGCAGTAGTTAAATATGGCAAGTTACCTACACTATTAAGTATACTACGTAGCGCAACAAATAGTAAAATTAAAATAGAAATGCAGAGGAAGAAAATTGGCAAAACAAGAAACTAAAAAGCAGCTAGATTACACACCAGAAGTTCAGAAACTATTTCTGAGGATGATGATTACCAATGCGGAGTTGTATACCCGTGTTATGAACATTATGAATAGTGAGAACTTTGATCGTTCTCTTAGACCAGTAGCCGAGTTGTACAAAACTCACACTGACAAATACAGAGTGTTACCGGATCCAACACAGATTAAAGCAACAACCGGTATAGACATTGACACAGTTCCAGAATTAAACGATGGTCATTATGAATGGTTCTTTGATGAATTTGAATCATTCACTAAACGACAAGAACTAGAACGTGCTATTCTAAAAGCAGCAGACTTACTTGAGAAGGGTGAGTTTGAACCGGTTGAGAAACTAATCAAAGATGCAGTACAGATTAGTTTACAAAAAGACATGGGCACAGATTACTTTGCTGATCCTAAAGCACGTATCAATAAATACTTTAACAGTGGTGGACAAGTATCTACTGGCTGGCCCCAGATGGATCGTATTCTGTATGGTGGCATGAGTAGAGGTGAATTGAATATCTTTGCGGGTGGTTCAGGTTCAGGTAAATCATTGGTGATGATGAACATTGCATTGAGTTGGTTACAAATGGGTATGAGTGGTGTTTATATTACACTAGAATTGAGTGAAGAATTAACTTCATTGCGTACAGATGCTATGTTGACTATGATGGGTACAAAAGCAATTCGCAAAGACATTGATACTACAGAACTTAGAGTTAAGATGGCAGGTAAAAAGGCTGGTAAGTATCGTGTTAAGGGTTTACCTGCCCAGAGTAATGTCAATGATATTCGTGCATACTTGAAAGAGGTACAGATTCAAACTGGTATTAAAATTGACTTTGTTATGGTCGATTACTTGGATTTAGTTATGCCAGTATCGGTCAAGGTCAATCCAAACGATCAGTTTATTAAAGACAAGTATGTGGCAGAAGAATTGCGTAACTTAAGTAAAGAACTTAATATACTATTGGTAACAGCAAGTCAATTGAATCGTAGTGCGGTTGATGAAATTGAATTTGACCACAGTCATATTGCAGGTGGTATCAGTAAGATTAACACAGCAGACAATGTGTTTGGTATCTTCACAAGTCGCAGTATGCGTGAGCGTGGTAAGTATCAGATTCAATGTATGAAGTCACGTAGTTCAACTGGTGTAGGCATGAAGATTGACTTAGAATACGATGTTGAAACTATGCGTATCAGTGACCCCGGAATAGATGGGGAGCAAAGTTATACTCCTAAAC